ACAAATTCTAATAAACGGATATACGTAGTCGGTTGTGTTAAGTGGTGGGTAACAAGCTTGTTCTTTGTAACTGCGTTTTTAAGTAAGTCTTCACAAGTAAATCCTTCTATATATTCCCATACTTTACCATTATAATTAGGAAGTTTCTGAACATAATCATAAGCATTATCTACTGTTTCCTGTTTATGAATGTAAGGTAATTTGCTGGTATTAATAAAATATTGTGTTGTTTGAGGATAGAAATCTTCTTTAGCTACTCTATCTATATCATATTCATACTTAGTCATTCCTCCATATCCAATACCATTGTAATAATAAAAATCAGCCTCAGGTACTTCACCTTCTAAGAAATCATCTAAGTAAAGCATATCGTCATTTACTTTAAATAGAAATTCTATATCGTTTTCTTTACAATGATTAAATAATGAACCATCTAAATCTAATGTACCGAATGAATGGCCTTTGTTCTCGTCTAAATCAATGAATTTAACATCATCAAAATAATTTAACCATAACTCGTGATGACGATGTATTAATGAATTATATCGTTTATCTAACCCAGGTGCATCAGCATAATTTGCTGCTACAATTACACCTTTAAATTTACTAAATATTTCTTTGTTTGTGTTAATGTATTGTTCTAACGATTGTAATTTTGTATCGCTGGATATATGTGTTGATATCCCTACATAACTCTTGTTAATTAATTCAATTTTCTTCATTTCTATTATTTATATTGTTTAAGTATTCTTTTCGTTTATCACAACCACAATCTTCCTTATCTACGAATTTGTAGAATATCCATTGAATGCCACTATAGTATGTGAATCGTTCAATTATGTCTCCTAGTTTAAAATTTATCATATAAGTCAGTTTTATTAGGTGCTCGTTTAGCGTTTGGGTTTTTTTTCTTATTTTCTCTATATTCCCATGCTCTTTGTCTTTGTTTATCTTCTAATTCAGCCATTTTAGCATTCCATAGGGTAAATGTATCATCATACTTACCTCTTTGTTCTTTAAGAGCTTTCATAACTTTTTTTTTATCCTTTATTTTTTGTCTTTTTTTATAATAGGATTCCATTATATCATTCTAATATGCGATTTTTTCTTTGGCTTTGGTTTGTCTGCAATACGATAATGTATGTAAAGATTGATGTAACTCCAACCTTTAAATGGTTTTGTTCTTCCATGCTTCTGACGTGCTCCTTCATAGTAAAGTGATTCACCCGCTTTTAATTCTATAGGATACATTTTAGTATTCTCTAATTCGAGTTCAATAGGCCAATCTTCATCCTTAAAATATGTTACACTAAAACTTACTTGATGTGTACTAGACCTGTCTCTGTGAGCTTTTAATATCGCCCCATGCTGATATTCCCTCAAACCATAGATGTAGGTTCCAGTTAATTTCTGACCTGAAAGACGTTCAGCAATAGGAAGGTATATTTCATGTATTTTATCTCTTACATCTGGATAATCGTCTAGTGAATATAATTCTGATTGTCCTTTAATTTCTGTTATGCCTGTTTCTGTTTTACTATTACCTTTCTCTGCCATCATAACAGTAGTAAGCATATTAGTTACCTCTTGAGGAGTGGAAATAACGTGATACTCTGCATTACTAAATTTAGGTGGTAACCCTTGTTGTTCAGTCATATACTCATTATATAAACGCGTATCTTCCTCATAATCAAACACATTTTCACGTGCCCAAAACGTGAGAATATATTTTTTACCTACTTTAACTTCATCACCTGAATGCTTAGCTCTAATATCAGGTTCACCTTTATCATTTAAATTATCCCATTTAATTGCTGTTCCTGTAAAGGGCATATGCGATTCATTTAGATTAGGAAATGATGTACAACCACCTTCTAAATCAAAATTAAGATATATCATTAATGTTTTAACTCGATTGCCTGATGCTAAACCAAATTTAATTAAGTTAGCAGCATCAAACCCATCTGAATGAAGATCAAATTTACCTCCTTTATGATATAACTGTGCTTGTACAGGTTCTATATTGTTATAATGTATACCTAATTCCTTAGCTACCTTTTTCTTTAAATTAATAACCATTTTATCACAATCACATAATGCTACTGTCTGAGATATTCTAGTATTATTTGTTGTTATTTTCCCATCTACACCTATTGTAGAATCTATTTTATCTGATTTGTCTATCAGCTCTATAAATTTAGCTGCTTCGTCAAATGTTATAAAATTAGGTATTAATTCTAGATTAAAGTCACTACTTGACTCCTTTCCCATTATTGCTTTTATTGAATTGTTTTCTTCCATTTTTATAGTTTAGTGGTAAATCATTATTGATTAAAAAGTTAGCCTCATCAACATCTAGGTATTGTCCTCTAGGTGCTGGTTTAGACTTAGGTTGTAGTCTTATCATTTTATTTTTTCGCTTTGGTTGTGTCATTTTGTAACTCTTTAAGGTAGCTTCTTACCTGTTGTCTAATATATTTTCTATATTGGGGGTTCATTTCTTTAAATACTCCATAAACTTCGTCTCTTACTCTAGACCTAGTAAATATAAATGTAATTTTTCTACATCCAATTTTTTTAATGTCTTCCCATTTAAAATAAATAATTGTTCCTAATACTGATAATACTGATGTTGAGGCTAATAAAAGCCAGTAAATTTGTTCCATTTTATTGTAGTTTTAATTTTAATTTTTTTAATGCTTTCTTTATGTCCTTACTCAATTGTTGCTGATGTATTTGTGTTTTATTGCTTATATCTTCTATACGTTGCCCTTTAAAATAATGTTCATCAATCAAATATCTATCATAAAAATCAAGCGTTGCTATTACTGAATGTAGACTTTCTAATTGTTCTCCCCATTTATCTTCATCATCAGGGTTAACATTACCAATCATCTTTGAATAATCAAAATCAGGTATTAATTCCCTGTGTTTGTACATTCGCATTCTATAGGTTCTATAAAAAGGTGAGGTAGATGATTTAACTGATAGTGCCATACACTTTGTTAAATATTTCTCTAATGATGATGCTTTCTTGCTGGGTGTTGTAACAATTTGATATTGTTTATCAATGTCCATTTTGAGGAAGTACTCTATTACAATGGTAAGCAAGTCGGCTGACCAAGAGTCAGCCATGTAAGAACAAATCTTCTCTGAATTCATAACTAAGGCTGGATAGATTGAAGTAATCTCTTTATCTATTATAACCTTTTTTTGATTGTATCCCATTGCTTGCTTTTCCATTGCTGTTTATGTAGTGTTAATATACGAACTCGGTTATACATACGCACGTTATTCTTAAAAAACAGATATGTATTCGTTCCAGGTAGAAACGTTTAAACATTTCACGCCTTATCAGCCTCTATTTCTCTCAATTTTTCTTTGCCTTATTAATTTCCTAGGCTCAAACAATTTTTTTCACCCTTCCCATATCCTAAGGAAAACAAAATGTTTAGCAAAAACTTAGGCTTAAAACAATAATAATTTATTGTAAAATATTTATCTGATCCAACATGCTATCTCAAATGAAGTTTGGTGGGTTATAGAGAACCACTGCTCTGTTCATATTATACATACCAATATAAGAAACTTTTTACACGTCTCCAAGTTATTTTGTAGAAGTCAGTGAAAGCAGGACTCTGTGGGAATCCTGCTCTTAGTCTAGTTTCATAGCACAACTAATTTCACCTTAAACAATAAATATAACTCATATAACGTGTGAGTAATATATGTAAGGTATTTAGCTAAGCCAAGTTATTTTATGTAGTTGGTGCTGCTGATTTGTAAGGATGTGAAAATGGTAAAGATGCTTCAGTTCCCCATTTCCAAGCTAGGTATCCTTCTACTTTTTGATATAGAGCATCTAGAACTTCAAAATTAAAAAATACTAATTCATTAATCCTACCTGCAAAGTTATAATAATTACCACTAAACCTTCCAATAGCAAAACCTGAATTACCTCCAACCGTAAGATCTGTAGTATTGTTATTAGTAGCTATATATTCTCCTCCGTTTAAACTAACTAATTTACCAGCTGCTCTATTTAATCCTGTAATTACATTATCAGCAACGGGTTGTAAAGATGAATAAGCAGGTATAGTATCATCTAAATCATTACTAAATTGACCTAATCTAAGTCTAGTACTATTATCATATCCTAAGTGTAGTACAGCATTTGAATTTCCAACAGATCCCCCACTAACGGCTCCAACAACTTGATTTTGAGTTTGCCCATTATATCTTGCATGATGACCAATAATAGCATATTTAACACCACAAAGTGCACTACCTAAAGCTTGTTGATCTAAAAATCCATATCCTCTATTTGCAGAACCAAGTGTACCAAATTCAATAGAATTAAGTCCATTGACTAATGCTGTAGCATATGTAGGGTTTTCACTACCTGTTTGCGTAGCATTATAACCATTTCCACTTTTATCAGCCCATGCTGTTACGTCAGTTCCACTAACTGTAACAGTAGAAGAATCAGAGGCATCATACCAAGCTGTGGTAGTTACATCTGCTGGTGTCCATAATCCTCCTCCACTTGGTTGTGCTCCTAATAATGATACTCCTGTGCTTATAAACATAAATTACGTTGTATAATTAATTAACTATAGTTTTGTGTAGCGTTTGCTAATAACGATGTTCCATCGTATGATACAGCGGATATTAAATCAATTGCATTTGCTGATGTTGTTAATGTTGGTGCAGTTCCTCCTGGGAATTTAAATTCAGGGTCAAATGTTATTGTACCTGCTCCACCTGCATCTTGTGTTATTTCAATATTTACTACTTGTCCTGCTTTTATGTTTGTAGCAGAAATATGTGTTGCGGTTGATTGTGCAGTAAATTTAAATGTATTTGATGTATCTAAATCTAATGATGCTGTGTTAGAAGCGATTGTTATTGTATTAACATCGTTATAAACACCACTACTAAATCTACTTAATGTTTCAAAGTTTAACGTTGCTTCTGAACCTGAAGACCACATTTTAATATTATCTGCTCTACCTGTAGAATTACCACCCATTCCTAGCACATGAACATTATTTCCTAATCCTGTAAATGCTGAGTTAGCAAATTGTAATGTTTGTCCTCCTGCGTCTACAATTTGAAAAGAGTTATATTGGCTACCTAAATCTCTAGTAGTATTAGTATGAACAATTATGTTACCATATTGAACTGGTACTGTAGCTGAACCTAATTCTATTGAATCAGAAGCAAATGCTGCTGCATTTTGTCCTGCTCTAATATTACCACTTCCTATAATTGAACCTGTAACATTTACTTCTCCTGCTTTTACTATTACATCACCTGTTACTACATCTAAAGCGGGAACGAATACTGTATCATTCTTTTCAGCTACTATACTCTTACCACCTATAATTACTGACCCAGTTTGTGCACCATTTACTGTGTTATTTTGTCCTCCTATAATACCACTAAATTCAGCACTCGCATTATTTACAGAGTTTAGATTACCACCTACAATAAATGTTCTTACACCTGATAATGTATTTTGATAACCACCTAATATTGTTGATGTATCACCATTATTTATTGTAGATGATGCTGCACCAAATATGGCTGAATAATTTGAATTAACATTATTACTTTCTCCACCTACAATTGCAGATGTTTCTCCACTATTGTTATGACCTGTTCCTCCTAAAATAACGGCATTTACACCAGAGTTATTATTATTTGAACCAGCTGTTAATGCTGAACTAGCACCTATAGTATTATTTCCATTTTGGTTACCTACTGATACTGAACCTGTTACTGCTAATGAACCTGTTATTTGAGCGCTTCCTGTAAATGGAAATGCTGCACTTCCTGGTGCTGCTACCCATTCTACTTTTCCTGCACCATCACTTGTAAGTACTAATCCGTTTGTACCTGTACTTCCATTACTATCTTGTAATGAACCTGATACACTTAAATTAGGAACATATACTGTATTATTTGCTGTTGCTGTAATATTTTTACCACCTATAATTGTCGATGCAGTTACTGGTAATGCTATTCTATGTCCTTGTCCTCCAATTATTCCTGAAAATTCAGCACCCGAATTTGTTACTTGGTTATCATTACCTCCTAAAATATATGTTCTAGTACCTTGTAATTGTTGTTGATATCCACCTATAATTACAGATGTATCAGCATTTGTAACTGTAGCTGCTGCTGCACCAAATATTCCACTAAATGATGAATTCATTGTATTTCCTTCACCACCTATAATTGCTGATTTTTCACCACTCATATTATGGCCTGTACCTGCAAGAATTGCTGAATTATTTTGGTTTGAATTTATTGTGTTATCATCACCAGCAATAAATGTGCTACTTGCTTGGTTAGAGTTATTTGCACCTACTGTAAGACCAGCTTCTGCAGAAGAATTTTGTGAATTACCTATTCCAAATACACCTTGACCTGCTACTAATAATTGTAATGCTGTTGAACCACTTGCTATTATAGTACCATTACTTACATAAGCATTTCCATCTACATTAAATGTGGTTAATATTCCAGGGATTACATTTCCTACTGCTACATTACCATCTACTAATACTGAACCTGTAACAGTTGCAGAACCTGTAACACCTAATGATTGTGATACTTCTGCTCTATATGGTGCGTTTAATAAACCATCAATTCTTACTTCACCTTCTTCTATTCCTGCTGCTGAAGAACTTGGTTCTATAACAATATCCCCACTAGTATTTCTAAATTTAGCTGTTTTTATATTTCCTGTACTAGGAGAGAATAATATTTCACCTTGTTGATCTCCAGTTGGTGTAAGTACAAATCTGTTATTTGTTGTTCCTGCTTGATATAGCATTTGGTTTTGACCAAGTTCATTATCTACATCAATTATAGTTGTTACAACACCATCAGTTGACATTCTAAAAACACCACCTGCACTACTAGCACTTAATACTAAGTCTATAGATGCGCTATTACCTTGTGTTAATACACTTTGTAAATTATCTGGTGTTACATTTAAAGCAACTGAAGCTGTTAATGCGTATGATGCTGTTGTCGCTAAATCTGCGTCTGAAGCGTGAGATGAACTAATAGCATAACTAGCTGATACAGGTATAAATTCTGTACCTGTCGCTGTTGCTAATACGTTAAAAGCACCGCTAGCGCTTCTTTGTACTAAGTTTTGAAATGATTGACTGATATACAGTCCTGATAAATCTTGTGCCATATTATATTGTGTTTTTATTTGGACCTGGTGGTGGGTAACTTGGATATGCTGAATTTACAATTGGTAAACCTGACCTTTGAGCTAAATTTAAATAAACTGCTCTTGTATTACGTTGCATTACAATTGGTGATCTGTATTGCGAAGCATAATCAGGTATAAATTGATATAATTCTGTATTTTCTCCTAATTCAGGGAACAAATTATATTTTTCGTTTAAGTATCTAGATAACTGATCTGAATAAAATTGTTGTTTATTAGATATAGATTGACGTTTAGTATCATACATTGTTTTATCAACGTTAACACTATTCTCTCCACCCGTAGGGGTAAGTAATCCATTATTACGCGTTCTAACGTAAACATTTTCCGTTATGTTATATAACGAAGCATATATTAATGCTGGTTGAATATAATCATCTACTAATGTTTGATATGACCCTGATAAACTATTGTTATCGATTTTCTCTATCAATGTATTGTATAGTTTAGTACCCATAATTGGTTGCATAACTATATCTTGTGCCTCTCTAATAGCATTAACCATTAATGAATCATCTACTGATTCGTTTATATCACTAAATGCTCTTACTTTTGCTTCTGAAATTAATAAAGTTGTAGTCATATTATTCTGTTATTGGTGCGTCGTTATCTATTTGGTTTTCTAAATCTGCTTCATCTTGTACATCTGTATCTTGAGATACTACAATTTCTTCTTCACCTACCTCATCATATTCAAATAATGGATTTTTCTGAACGACACCTAGTGTTAATTCTCCATGATTGAATTCTAGTAATCCATCAAACACAGCTAATATGCTTTGTTGGAATGGTAATACTACTGTATTTAAAAATAATCTATATGCTGTCTCAATTTCCTCAGCGTTTGAACCGAGTCCTACGTTAGATTTAATACCTAAAAGCATAGGTGACGTAATACGGTGAGACGTAAGTATCTTTTGTGATACAACGTCATTTAAAGTAGTGTAGTAATCGTCGGCTCCATTTTGAGGAATTGGTGTAATATCTGGTTTTAATGAAGGGTCTGCAACATCCATATAAAGCATGTTACCTGCGTTACTAGTACCTTCATACTGTAATCTTAACATGTTTTCTATAGCTTGTCTTTCCTCATCATTTGCATATGTATAAGTTGTAATTGCAAGTGATGGGGCTAAACCATTTTTAATGTTTGATATATGAAAATTATCTACCTCTTGATCTAAGTCTATTACTTTAGACCCACCAACGTAGTCGGGAAGAGGATAATATTGTTGTCCAGGTCTGTATGGGTTATGATACAGTAACTGTTTTGGCTCATCTGCTCTTTTTTCTAAATTGAAAATAGGTAATTGAGGTAATTTTTTATCATCTTGTTCGATGTTATAATTCCAAACTGGTTTCCATTCATTTGAAATGTAAAACCCTGGTATTTTGTTTCTATCATCTTTTTCCATAGCACGAACGTGACTAAAGTCAACGTGATAGATTTCGGCTATACGGCTTCTATCTCTAGAGTAAATAATCTCTAAAACATATCCTCCAAAGAGTTTGTAATCTAAAGCTACTTTTCTGAAGATATCATTCCATGATTCACCTTCTCCGTTAGCACGCTTTAGTATTTCTTCATTTTCTGTTACTAATCCATCACCTGTAATTGCTTGTACAATACTGTTGATACATGAAGCATGAATTGAAGATTGATTGTATAATGAAATTAAATATTCTGGATACTGATTATCAGCTCCAAATTTCATGTATTTAGGGCAATCGACATGATCTTCCCTATATGGGTTTGTATCTCTATCATATCCGTTATTTACGGCGAATGATTCTTTTTTAATAGACGAGAAATTGAATTTATTGTTTTCCATTAGTTTTGATAAGTATTAAATGTTCCATTTTCGTTACTGGATACATAATCAGTTATAATTGGATCATTTGAACCTGATACCCACACTCTTTCAGTGTCGATAAATCCTCCGTCCGTTTTACCTGATAGATAATCTTGAAAGATATTCCAAATATAATCTAGTCTAGATATAGGATTTGCATTATTATTTTCCCATATTAGACCTGTTTGGTCCCAAATTGCGGGCTCATATGCACCAATTAATGGTGATATATCTGCAAACCATTGACCTGATGCTGTAGGTACTAAATCTTTACTAGTTTGTACTAATAACCATCCGTCTCCTCCTTGGGTTTTATTAGATATAATACTACCTGATACTTCCCATGTTGATTGATCATAACTACTAGTTAACGAATAAAGAACTTCAGATGCACTAACGATCCTATTGACCCATAAGGCATTTACTTCATCTCCGCTTGAACTATAGTTTAATCTAATCACAGTAATAAATATGTTTTTATTGTAAAATAATCCTAAAATAGGGAGTAGAGCTAATGTCTACTCCCTTTTCTAGAATATAATTTGTATTATTAGGATACGTTAATCCCAGTTAATACCGCGCTAAGACTTGAACCACTTACTTCACTTGCTGG